CGATGTCAGAGCAGTCTTCACTGAACTACGTGCGAGCATCCGTGAGTTGAAAGAAGAGCTTGACGACCGATCCTAAATCACCTATAATAAACACGTTCACAACACAGGCCAAATCCGAATGTCCTTTTCCGATCTAAAGAAAAAATCTTCTCTGGGTTCCCTCACTAGCAAACTGGTGAAGGAAGTCGAAAAAATGACCAAGACTGGTGGTGGAGACGATCGTCTCTGGAAACCACAACTTGACAAAACTGGTAACGGTTACGCTGTAATCCGTTTCCTCCCTGCTCCTGATGGCGAAGATCTGCCATGGGCAAAACTGTATTCCCACGCCTTCCAAGGCCCTGGTGGTTGGTTCATTGAGAACTCTCTCACCACTCTCGGACAAAAGGACCCCGTATCTGAGCATAACTCTCAACTCTGGAACAGTGGTCTAGAGTCTGACAAAGATATTGCTCGTAAGCAAAAGCGTAAACTGTCATATTATAGTAACATCTATGTTGTCAAGGATCCAGTCAATCCTGATAACGAAGGTAAAGTATTCCTGTTTAAGTTTGGTAAGAAGATCTTTGACAAACTCACCGCTGCAATGCAACCTGAGTTTGAAGATGAAGATCCCATCAACCCCTTTGATTTCTGGCAAGGTGCTAACTTCAAACTGAAGATCAAGAAAGTTGCAGGTTACTGGAACTATGATTCTTCTGAGTTTGCACGTCAAGATCCTCTTCTAGACGATGATGATGCTATGGAAGCACTCTGGAAGCAAGAGTATTCTCTAACGGCTCTAGTTGCACCCGATCAGTTCAAAACCTACGATGAACTGAGGACTCGTCTTGACTACGTTCTAGGTATTAAGGGAACTCCTCGTTTCCAAGATCAAGAAACTGTTGAGGAAGAAGAACAGTTCCGTCAGGAAAACCGTGGTGAGGTCGCATCTCCATCTTACAGCACTGATCAAGGTGGATTCAATGACCCAGACATTACTGGTTCTGATGATACTCTGAGTTATTTCCAAAAACTAGCAGAGGAGTGATTACTCTGCAGAGTTGACTCTATCATTGTTGGCTCTAATAGTTTCATTATCAACAAACTGGGAGGATCTGTCATATCGCAGGTCCTCCCTTAAATCGTTTATGGCTTGTTGAACATACTGTGTTCTTAGTAGACTTATGGATCTCTTCTTATTATTCTCCAAAACTTCATACTCATAGTATGTCACCCCAGTAACAGGATTCAACATATTACCAAGTTGATTTGGATTTGGAAATTGGAAATCCGACTTAACAACTATGTCTGCGGGTAGATGTAATCTCCCATCAGCATCTTTTACTTCTCTCGTCAGATAATACTTGAAATCATTCAAGTTATTTCCATGTTTTTCAAGAGCATATTCATAAAGATGCTTATCATCAAGAGGCCATTCATCTCTTACGTTGACTATATTATTTGAGATTAGAACCAACCAATCTAATTCAGGATCGCCATAGTATTCATTCGCTATAGTATCAGGTCTTTCTCCCTGTTTAACTTCATAATTATCAAAAACAGTCAATTGATCTTGAACATCATCTCTTAATTTGACTCTTCTAAAGAAATTTTTTAGTTTGACATAATCCCTATCAGAGACTCTATCTTTAAAAGGTGATGGATATTCTATGTCTGGTAAGTATCTGAAGTAACCCATTAGTAACCGACTCCATTTGTTGCTGCAGTTTTATAATCATCAGAGTAGATGGGAGCAAGTTCTTGGAATGTTAGACTCATATTCATTGCAACAGGTGTCCCATCCTCATATGTTGCATAGGTTCCAGATCCAGTATAGTTTACTGACATACTAGTCAGTGCCATAGGCTTAAAAGAGTTTAGGAATGGATGATCACCACTACCTTTTTTATAAGTTACTTGAAAGATATCTGGTGTTCTAATAAAGACACCACCATCAAGTTTTGGCGTAGACCCTATTTTGATTTCTCTAATAATTTTTTTTACCTCTTGACCTTCTTTTTGATTTCTTGGAACAAACTGAAATTCAAACTGAAATTGCCTCAATGTTGGACCATTAAATAACAATTCCATATTAGGATTTAAAACCTGCCCAGATGTTCTTGCTAAAACTTGAGATGCTGTAATATTACTACCAAACCCCCGAACAATCCTTGCAGCTAAAGTAGACTTAAGTCCTTCTCCCGCTTGGCCACCGAGACCAAATAATTCGTCACCAGTTGATTTTATAGTACCTAAAAAATCTGCAGCACTGCCTTCAAATGCATTTTTAGCACCACCGAGAGCAGATCTTTCAAATGCATTTAATGTGCCAGATCCCCAAGAGATTCCATTTGAATCTGTAATAGTCGTGGGAATTGGTAAAATAATTGATGCCTGAGTTGTTGCTCTACTATTTCCTAGTCCCCTACTTAACCTTTGACGTAATTGATTACCTTTAAATCCAGCCGGTTTATACTTTTCAATAGTCATGAAAAGATAGTCCGACTCTTTTGTCAGAGTGGCAAGTGGATATCGGAGACTTTTTGCCATGTATCTTTTTAGGTATTTAGTCTATAATTTGCATATGGTATACTTCTCAAGTCATTTACTTCATTTGGATGTACCAAATGGAGTGGTCCAACAACCTCTTCATTTGTATAATTGCGGAATTCTCCCCAATGATAATTGATACCACGGAATCCCCATTCAAACTTATTAACGACAGCTACTAATGGGTTTTGATCATATTTTAGATATGGTGTCTTAGGAGAGTATACAAACGTGCAATAATTACCAACCTCAACTTCAGTTGATTCAACAACTTCAGTCAATACTCCCATGATTTCAATCATCAAATCATCTGCATTTTCAGATCCAGATAGTTTGTCAATTATTGATTGAACTCGGTTCATATTCCTAGTTCTATTTCGGTAAACACCTTGAATTGCCAGTTACGATCTTCACAAAAGTCCTGTGCGGCTTCCCACTTTGCTTGATTCTTAGCATATTCAGTGACTTCTTTAATATATGATTTTGTTTTCTTAGTTTGAACTTTTGGTTCAATACACTGTCTTTTAGGTTTGATTTCAATCACATATTTTTTGATAGATCCATTACTTTCACGAACCTTGATATAGAAATCTGGAAAGTATCGGTGAACTCTGGAATCAATTGGTGAGCGATATGGAATCCAGAATTCTTCACTACCCCATTCAAGAATATTCTCATTTAGATCACAATAGACCATAAACTTTCTTTCCCACAGAGACCTATAAATAATGTTAGTTGGGTCTCCTCTATACTTTTTCGTGTTTGAGGGGCGAAATTTACCTTTATATGACATCCATAAAAATTTTCACTATAGGTATTTAGAGTGCCAAGTCCAAAAAGAATTTCAGATCTAAAACCAGTCTTAATGAATTTAGCTCAAAGTTCACACTTTGAGATAATCATGGATGGATTTCCAAAGGGGTTGAGAAAATATTTAGATAAGAGAGGAGTTGATTCAAACTTTATCTATAGAAAGGCAGGTCTTCTATGTCATGATGCATCATTACCTGGATCATCTCTTGCTACAGTAAATGTTGAAGGTAATTTCACGGGGGTGCAACAGGAATACGCACATACCAGGCAGTTTGGAAATATTAGTTTGCAGTTTTATTGTGACTCTGAATATAAAATGCTCAGATTCTTTGAATATTGGATTGAATATATTTCAGGCGCAGGATCATCAGACAGTCTTGCCAAAGGATATTTCTATAGGATGAGATATCCTGATCAATATAAGTGTGAGGCAATGACCATTGTCAAGTTTGATCGAGATTATAATCCTAAGCATAGTTTGCAATATAATTTTATATCACTATTTCCAAAGGCAGTAACATCAACTCCAGTATCTTACGAGTCATCTCAGGTCCTTAGAATCAACGTAGAATTTAACTACGATAGGTACGTGGTTGGTTCTGCTGGAGAGATTGGTTCTGGTGGAGATAAATTGAGCAGCATTGCAGATACATCAGATAATGCTCTATATGATAGGTCATATAAAGATGCTGCAGCTACATCTGGAAGTGAAACTCTACCATCTGGATTATCCCAGTATTTTACATCGCCAAATGCATTCAAGTCTTTCAGACAGCAGTTGACAAATCAAGCTTTCGTTGACGATTTTATAAATAACAAACCTGATTTTGGTGGTGACGGACTTCCTGCTAGGAAATATATCAACTTTAGTAAGGCATCATAAATAAAAAAAATATCATAGTATATTATGCCTTTACCTAAGTCTACGACTCCTGTCTATGAACTTGAGATGCCTTCATCAAAGAAAAATATTAAATATCGTCCATTCCTTGTAAAGGAAGAAAAAGTTCTTATCTTGGCTCTTGAAAGTGAAGATATGAAGCAAGTTACAGATGCTGTAAAAAATGTTCTAACTGCCTGCATTCAGACTAGAGGCATCAAGGTAGATAAACTATCTACGTTTGATATTGAGTATCTGTTTCTAAATGTTCGTGGTAAATCTGTAGGTGAAGTTATTGATGTAAATGTCACTTGCCCTGATGATGGTGAAACGTCTGTAGAGATGCAAATTAATATTGATGATATCAAAGTCACTACTGATGAAAACCATGATCGAGATATTAAACTTGATGATGCTTTAACATTGAGAATGAGATACCCATCCTTGAATGAGTTTGTTCAAAACAACTTCTCACAAGGTGATAATAATGTTGATGAGGGATTTGATATTATTGCAAACTGCATTGAACAAGTCTTTAATGAAGAAGAATCTTGGAGTGCAACTGATTGTAGTAAAAAAGAATTGATGGAATTTGTTGAGAATTTAACAACTTCACAGTTTACTAAAGTTGAGAAATTCTTCTTAACAATGCCCAAACTTACACATACTCTCAAAGTAACTAACCCTAAGACAAAGGTTGAAAGTGAAATTGTATTGGAAGGTTTGGCATCTTTTTTCGGTTAGCCCTGGCGCATGAGAATCTGTCCTCATACTACCAGACGAATTTTGCATTGATGCAGCACCATAAATACAGCTTGACAGAGTTAGAAAATATGATGCCGTGGGAAAGAGATGTTTATATTTCTCTACTCACAACGTACTTAGAAGAAGAGGAATTGAGGTATAAACAGAAAAATGGCATCTAATCTCCTAGTAAAACCATCAGTGATTCGAGGTAGACCCTCATCACTCTTAACTTCTAATAGGGGAGGAGATGAACTAGTATCTAAACAATTAGTTTCAATTAATCAGAATATTATAGCAGTAGGGAATAATATACAGACAGTTGCTAGTGCATTAGTACGTGAAGATAGACTTAGTACTACTAGAATTAGGGGAGAGAAAAGAAGAAGAATTAGATTAGCAGAGAAAGAATCTTTTGGTGGTGCAGAGAAATCATTAGAAGGTTCTGTAGTTGCGGCGGTCAAAAGACCAATAAACGTCGCAACCAAAACTATTGCAGGTCCATTAGAGAGTTTAAAGAGGGCTTTACTTCTTCTCTTTGGTGGATGGCTTACTGATAAACTCATTAAGTTGTTCGATAAGGAAGGTGGAACTTTTAATGAAAGACTTAAAAAGTTTGGTGGGGAAATAATAAAAGGGGTGGGCCTAGCAGTAGGCGTCATGTCGATTCTTGATGGCAATTTCTTTAGAATTGCCAAAATAATGGGATCGCTTGCTTTTAAAATTGGCAAGTTTCTTGTCTTATCCCCATTCAAACTTTTAAAATCATTATTTAAGTTACGTCCTGGAAGTGGAAAGGGTAAATTTAAAGGACCTGGGAGAGTACCCAGATCAGAGAAAGGAAAACCAAAAGTAAAAGGTACTGGAAAAGGTAAAATAAGGACAAGACTTGGTAGATTGTTTGGCAGAGCTTTGCTAGGTCTTGGTGGAACTCTTGAATTTAAGGGTGGTAGGGAAGAAGGATATGACAAAAAATTATCAGCACTAAAATCACTACTTGTTACTGGCGCTGCATATGGTACAGGTGCATTAGTTGCAAAAGGATTAGCACTTACAGGTGCTGGACTTGTATTTTCTATACCTGCTGGTATTGGTGCAGCTTCATTTGCGGGAACTGAATCCGCTGCATTGTTTGATAAGTTATTTGGCCAATTTAAACAAGAAGGGCAAGGAACCTTTGAATTATATGATAGAGAGGGTAGTCCTATGAAAGATTATAAATTACAAATTTTTGAAGGTGGTCAATTTGAAGTTAAAAAGACTGGAATGTTCCAAAATCCATTTGGTGCTCCAATCTTGGATTCTAGAAAAATTATTTCTGGAGAACAAACAATAAGTCCAGATGGAAAAAACGCGGAGTTGCTTGAAGCTGCGTTGAGACAAGTAACATATATGACAATAGATGATACACCTGATGCTCAATCTAGGAGAAATTATTACTTAGATGTTGCTGAAAAGGCTTTTGGCAAACTTGACATTAACCCATTTGATCGCAATCAATCATATAATGACCTTATTGGTGGAAATTCTGATTCTCAAAATAATAATGGACTTGTTACTACAACTCCTAATCCTGAAAAACAATCAATGATACAAGGTCTGGTCAGATCTGGATTTGATTTTGATGATGCATCCAACATAGCATCTATTGTTTTTGATTCCAATGATTCAAATACATCTTCTGCTAATATTGGTGTTCCTACTCTTATTCCTGTAATTCCAACTAAAAATCCAGATAATCCATTTAATGATTTAGCAAGATCTATCTATAATGTGAGGTTCTGATTATGAGTACACTAAATCAAAATATATCATCATTAGGAAGAAGTAGCATCTTTGCTAGAAAATCCTCTACCAACCTTACCTCTGTTGTTAAGAAAAAAAGGATCTCTAGTCAAAAATTATTTGCTGATGAAAAAAGAGTTACTTATATATTTGAACAAAAAAAGAAGAGACGACAAAGAGAAGAATCTTTAGAAGCAAGTAAATTAAAATCACTATCTACTGGTGGAGTATCCTATCTTGTCAACAAAGGAAAAGGATTCCTTGGAAGAATTATGGGAGCAGTTGGCTCTCTATTTTTGGGTTGGTTAATTCAAAATTATCCTATAATTAGGGATAATGTAATTAGATTGAAGGAAAAAATTCAGTCTATTGTATCATCGGGGAAAAAATTTTTAAGTAACACTTTCAATCAATTAAAACCTCTTAAGCAATTTGCAGAGAATAGTTATAATTTTATCAGGCAAAATTTTAATTTTGAGAATGTAAAAGTCACTATAACAAATATTGCTAATGATTTAGAAAGTAAATTTACACAACTAAGAGATTCTTTTTCTGAAAGTTTTAACTGGATAAAAGAAAATTTGCCGAAAACTATATTTGAATATTTGGGTATTCCATTCCCTGGAGCACAACAATCAGGTCAAGAATATTATAGTCCTGGTGGCAATCCAGATGGATCAGGTCAGGGTCAAGCACAACAG